AGAATCTTGCCTGGTTCTAGTCTTCGTTCAATAGTTTCTGTTCCTATTTGAATGAAGTGTTCACCACCTTCATAATCATCATTCAATGTGATAACAGCAGTATAATCTGTTCGGTTACCCCACATGTCCCAGTAATCAATGTGATCAGCATAATGCTGTCCTAGTTCATACTTTAGCATGTAGCAAGGACTTGCCTTGTTAAGTGGATGTAGTTGTGATATAGGAGAGTTTCTTAAAATCTTAGCGATAGCAGTATTTGCCATCTTATTCAAATCAACATCCTCTTGTTGTGTATTGTCCTTTACCAGTTTGTCTTTAGGACCTGTCCTAGCACCATCAACAAATTTGCCAGAATCAAAGAGACTGAGTATTTGTCTTAATTGGTTACGGTCAAAGAAATCATACTCATATATCATGGGTTTTGGATCTCCGCTAAACTTTTAATAAATGCATCACAAGCTTGCTTGTATTGTTCAATTACATTAGGTAGAGGAGTACACATATTAACAATTTTGTCATAACCAATCAAGAATGATGTGTCAGACGAGAAGAATTTCCATGGTGTAAAGATAACACCAACTTGTTTATTTTTAATAGGTCCTGATCTAGTCAATGTAAATGGATATGTCATATTATAACATACCTTTTGTTCTTCGCCATTAACTGTCTCTACATGATCTTTTAGGTTGCAAATCACCTCTTCTCCCGTAATCATCGTGAGAATGAGAATATTTAATTTATCATCCATAATTTAGTTAAACGTTGTTTTCTTTAATTCTTGTTAAGAGTGCATTTAATTCATCTTGAGTCGTAACTGCATTGAATTCGTCCACTGTTGGTTCAACATAAGGACTAGGTGCAAAAATGACATCAGGGTTTTTGACTTTGTAGTTAGATGCAATTGTCAATACAATTCTTCTAGCATACTCTCCATATGTCGATGTGTCAAATTTTCCGAACTGAGCATCTGTTTCTAGATATTCACCTTCATTTATTTTCTCGTTGTTTACATCAACCTTACTCTCCCATATCTTATACATGATAGGATTGAATGGAAACTTAACATCATCAGCATCTTGACCATCATGGTCTGCAGGTATATCTCTCAACTTTTGTCTATACTTTGTCCACATTGCCTTTGTATCTGCATCAAGAGCTGCATCAGGCATCTGTGTCCAATCACAATCTGAGAGTAGATAGTTTCTAATCATTCTGATACCTTCCCAAGATACCTTATTCCATCTACCAAACTCATTATATAATTTCTCTTGGACGATCTCTTGTTCGGTATCCTGATACTCAAAGTATTTCTCTTTGATAGTTTCAGCAATTTGTGCTACTTCTGATTCAGTAGGTTCTACCCATGAATACGTCTTCCATGCTCTTGCTTTAGTTGCACGATCATATACATATTTTTTCTTTTCAATACCATATGACCCATCACTGAAGTAATTCAAGTGAATCAAACGGTCTCTGTCTGATGTCCAGAATGGATAAAGAACGTTTTGGATATTGGCATTCCAATAGTCCTCTTCGATGAATTGTGTCTTTCCATCGACAATAATCATTCTTTCTAGTGCATTCACTTGCACTACTACACGTATGTCTGCCATTTGATTAAGGGATTTTAATGAACCAGCCTGTCGCAATATATTTATCATGGGTGAAGACTGTGTTCCCACGATGAACATGTGTCATGCCTGCTGGCCAAATCAATAATGTACCTGTTTGTGGTTTGTATCTCTTCTTTTGATACAAGAATTCTGTCTCTGCTTCACCGTCTGGCATGTCATTTAGATATACCATCCATGCTAACTCTCTGTTTGCTGCTCTGAAACTAGAGTTTTCATAATGCCAAGTATGATAACCACCACCAACTGGAGTCTTTTGTACTTTTAAACCAACAGATGCTAGTTTAACTTTGTTGATGTGGTCATACTCTTGTTTATAGTTCTCAAATGCAGAATTGAGATATTTATAGAAGTGTGCAGACAATCCCATGTCAATATCATCGTACATCATGCTAACATCATGACGTGCTAGTTTCTTCTGTGGCATTTGGTTACTGCCATGCTGTACGTAATCTGGATTGATCTCTAAATGCTTCTCAAAATTAGATATAATAGTATTGCATATGTCATGATGTACAAGTCTTCTGTATACACCAATAAAATCTTCAAACTTTCCTTCTAATCTTTCAGGATCAATGATCAATCCACTCTCACTCGCTTCTAACATCAATAAGCTCTGATCATATACTTAACTAAATGATACCTTGTTAACAGCGGAATGTCAATCTCTGGTTGCAATGCAGACGAAACATTCAACTTAACAGCAGATGACAGAGTGAATGTACCTTCGTTCACATCTAAACCAGCAGAATTAAGTGGATCTCCCTGTGGTTCAATACGCTCAGTAACAAACTCAATTCCTAAATCTGCTTTACCAGAAGGATATGTTGTGATAGTTTGTTCTACCTCATCATGAATGAATGAGACATAATCAATACCAAAGTTATCATTAGCTGCATTACCAGAAGCAAATCTTGTTTGTCTAACTTCTAGAATTAAATTATTTACCTGATATGCTGTTGGGATAGGAATATCAACTGCAGTCCAGTTTGAAGGACCGATAGCAGATGATATTGTACCAATCTTAGTGAAACTAGTAGCATTATCATTACTAGCAAATAGTTCTAGTGGTTCGTTTGGTGCTTCTCCACCATTACTACCATTACCACAGATAACACTAATCCTAACTGTATTGATTGGTGATTGTTTTGAGTTGCTTGCACTAGCATCAATTGAAATTGTTCTTGCAAATCTAGTTGCTTCTTGTCCGAAGAATCTTAGATATTTCTCTGAGTCAGGTGATGCAAATCCACCGTTGGTCCCAGATCCAGTACCAGACTGAACATAATCAACTGATACACTTGCACTATCAAATAATCCAGAAGTTACTGAGGTTCCTGTACCACCAGAGATAGTTTCTGTTACTTCATAACCAACACTACCTTCACCTGGTGATCCACCGTTGTTACCACTAGCACCAACAACTAATGTTCCAGCGTTGATATCAGTAGCATCAAATTCAAATGATAAGTATGCACCTGATCCACCGCCACCACCACCAGAACCATAGAATGTCTGGTTTTCTACAGCGATCATTTCAACAGATCCATCACCACCACTAATTTGTTGTCCTACACCTACAGTAGCACCATTGCCAGCATTACCTGCCGAGATTAAAGATGCTGTAGGACCTGATCCAGATCCCTTGTATGAAGATTGTCCTCTAGTAGCACCATAACCATCTCTACGTGCGTTGGAACCATTTCCACCACCGCCACCGCCACCGATGCCAGATCCGAAACCGACTCCACCGCCACCTCCTCCTCCGCCACCACCAGAGCAGACTGAGTTACCACCATTTGAACCACTACCAGAGAAGATATTACTTAAGTTTTGAGCACCATCATTACCTGAAGGACCACCGTTTTGGTCAGCACCTTGAGAACCATCACCAGCAGCACCTCCACCGCCACCACCGCCAGCTCCAGCGATCATTGCAATTGAAGTACCAACGGCAGATGCAGCACCACCGCCTCCGCCTCCGCCACCACCAGTACCGTTACCACCGCTACCGCCAGGTGCGAAACCAGTGCTTGATCCACCACCACCGCTTCTACCACTACCTGCGGTTCCACCACCACCAACGTAGATTCTCAATCCACCTGCAGTACCAGAATTAATATTTACAGATACTCTTTTACCAGGACCTCCATTACCTGCGTGCCAAGATCCACCACCGTCTCCAGTACCACCTGAACCACCGCCACCACCTCTGATGATTGCTTTTAGATTATCAAGTGGCCATGTTTGTGGAATACTGTAGTTATAGAAAGAACCAGAGGGTGTATTGAATGACTGACTTACTTCATTTGTTCCAGTAAACAAAGTTCTAGCACCGTCTCCACCAGCACCACCAATGTAAGATGTAGGACCACCCGCACCACCTTGAGTAGGACCTCCACTAGTACCAGGATTTCCATCAAAATATAATCCAATATTAATGTCTAATCCACCTACGTTATATGTCCCTGTTGCAGTAATATTTGTTGCACCTGCATTACCAGTGACAATTCTTGCTTGTCCTCCACTACCACCTGCACCACCTGCGTTACCAGTGTCACCACCTTCACCACCTTCTGCTACAATTTGAATTGTTGTTCCGTTGTATGAGAATTGATAGTATGTGTCACCACCATTACTACCACCACCATCAGTAGTAGCACCTCCACCACCTGCACCTCCTAGATTTCCAGAAACACCTGCGATTGGTAGTTGTTCTGAGGTTGGAGCTGGAACTGTGTATGATCCAGCAGTTGTTTGTTGTACAATAGTTTCTGTAGTAGATACAGATCCACCTGGCAACTGAATTGTTTTACCACCAATAGTATATGAGTCACCAATATCATAAATTGTATCTGCTGGTTGTTGGATAACTGTCACGCTATCTGCTGGTAGATCTCCAGCAATTCGATATGCTAACTCAATTACAATATCCTCACCACCACTACCATTAGTTGTAGCAAGTAATGCTTCACCTAATCTAGCTTTGTATTTTGATTCTGCTAAGTAAAAATTATCATCATCAATAACAATTACATACCACTCTGTATTCTGTGCAAATGGAACTGCGACACCATTAATGTCAAATACACATTGAGTTGTCTGATCATTTGATTTAACTCTAATTTTATATCCAGTTGCTAAATCATGAGCATTAATATTAAATCTAGTTCCTCCTACTTCACCAATAATATTTGTTGTGGTGATAGTTACATCCACTGTATCACCAATACCACCTACATTACCAAATGTAGATAGAGTTGGATCAGTGATGACATAATCCACGATACCATGAGAGTGAAATAGTGGAGATCCTCCATTTGGTAGGAAAAAATTAACCTGTCCTGTACTGTCTTTATAACTAGCAAGACAATTGTCAACAGCAAATCCACCTCCTTCAAATGCACCTGCCTGTGGTGCTGTTGTTGTCAAGATAGCATGATCATGCTCAGGAACTGATGTTAATAATTTTTCTTGTAAAGGACCTACTTGTATAGTTACCTCACCTGTGAGACTACCACCAACAAATTCAGATACATTTGTATATCCACTAATTACTATATTTCCAATATCAAATAATGCTTCCTGTTGTGACTTTGAGAAGAACCATCTACCACCTGTTGCACCAACAGTAGAGATAACATTACCTGATACAGGAGATCCACCACCACTGACACCACCACCAGCACCAACTAATTTCCTAGCTTTGTAATCAGGAACGTTGAATTTAATATTTGAGGTAGATCCAAAATCTTCTGGGTCATATGTTCCACCAAGTCCACCATACTTATCTTCAATGACTTCATATAATAGTGGATAGTCTTGTGCATCGTATTCAGATCCATCACAATATAACCAACCTTCATACTGCATATCTGGATCATCAGCAGTCGTAGATGATGTATTAACAATTTCAACTCTCGCTGTTCCACTACTGCCTGGTTGTAAAATATAAACTACATCACCATCTTGATAACCATATCCTGCCTTTTTCTTAGTAACAAAGTTAACACTACCATCTAAGTTTGCTGCAATACCAACAGTCAATCCAAATCCAGTGCTCGATGCTACACTAACTGTTCCATTATCACCAGTGGTAGTAATATTATAAAATTTTCCTGCAGCAATATCTCCGTTACTTCTAGCAAATTTAACAGTATTTGAGTCAACAACATCAACTAAGAATGTAAATCCTTTGTCAAAAGCAATACCACCAATACCACCTGCTGATAAAGTTGGTGTAGCAGTAGCATTGCCATCACCACCTCCACCAACCAATGTAACAACTGGGAATTGATATCCCACACCACCATCAATAACATTGATTCCAGTCACTGTTCCCGTATTTGAGTCAAACTCTGCTTGGAATGTTCCAGCACTAACAGGACCACTACCGTTATCAGTAACTTGTACTAACGGTGGTGCTGTGTAATTAGTACCAGCGTTGTTAACAGTAATAGACTGAATAGATCCACCTAACTTACATTTGTTTGGAGCTTGAGTTGTTAAGGTAACTGTTAACTTATCACCCTCAACGAAAGGATGATTAGGAATAACAATATTGTCTGTTCCTACCTCAAATGCTGAAGCTGGAATATCTAAAGTCACAGGACCTGTGGGATATCCAGAAATTGTTCCTAAATCAGTCACGTATCCAGTACCGCCACCAGCACCAGAAACAACTGCTCCTAGGTTTACTACGACACCATTGTCTGTTACCTTATCATCAGTTGCCTTGAAGATAGGTACAATAGCACCAATGGGCAAAGTAGAGTTGCCATAAGTGAATTTGTCTGTAAGAAAGTTAGAACGTATGTTTCTTGACATTTTAGGTCTTAATTAAGTAATCTACCATAACGAAAGGAGAGATTAGATTATCAATCTTTGTGTCAGTCTCTGGTTGGATAGCGATAGAAGCATTCATCCCATCAGTAGAAATAAATGTTTCTGGTATATCTATCTTATAATTTGTGAGACCAGTCGAGTAATTAATAGTATGTGTGTGACGTGTAGGATCACTGTCATAATCAAATGGTTCAGTGGTCTCAACAACGTTAGCAACCTGCGGATAGGCAGCGTTGATATTACTACCAACCTGAACGTCCACTGGTAACATATTATGTAATGATGTGTTATGAGGATATGCTGCACCAGCAGTTGCATCACCACCAAAAGATGTAGTGGCAATTTCTAAACTGATTCCACCACTACCAGTTGCAGATGCACTACCGATATTTTTTCCCTGAACATCAGGGAAAGTTAAAACATCACCTGCTGTGTAATTGACTCCACCATCAACGAAAGAGATAATTTTATATCTCGTATTGGTTGGATTACCACCAGCACCTGGCCATGCCTCAAATCGACATAGAACTCTAAATCCAGTTCCAGTACCACCAATCATGTTAACCTCACCTTGACCAAAGTCAGCTAAGTTACTCCATGTGTTAGCTGCACCACCATATCCACTGTACGCCCACTGTCCAAGACCTTTAGGATTATATCCTTGAGTTGTTTGATTTATACCAGTTTCATATAGTCGGAATGACTGTACTGTACCGCCAGGACTAGATGCAGCAGTCGGAATTTCATCATTACCAACTCCAGAAGCACCTTCAACATAATTTGCTCCTACAGTATAACTAGAACTTGCACATTGCATAGTCTCTCTTCTCAATCCGATTCCGAAGATGGTGAATGTTTGATAGCAGTCACCTTCTGGAGTAGTATTAACAAACTGTGCTTTACCAGTAGGAACTAAACAACTATTAATAAATCCACCACAACTTCCTTTACAAATACCATAGTATTCAAAGGTTGCAAAGGTAGAATTAGGGATGTAACTACCAGTATTCCATACTTCAGACTGTGCATAGTGTTTACATGCAGGTTGTCTTGCGTCAGCATCACCAGAATCAGTGGCATCATACCAATTCTCAACACCAATCGTAGATGCGTTTTTAAAATAATTTAATTCAAATACTTCATTACCAGCACGTCTAATAGTTCTACACCTAAAAGTTGTGGTGTAATGCATATGTGGTATGAAAGCATTTGCAGGTACGATCTCTTCATCAGGTCTTCTAGGTCTAGTAAAACCAACATTTCCTGTAAGAGTCACAGTTCTAGGAGGAACCCTGAACTGTCCTACCATATCAACAGTTGCAAGAGTTCCTACGTTAGATGAAACATTAACACCAACACCAGATCTCTCAATAACCTGTCCTGTGGCATTAGTTACTGTGTTATCATTAATAACACCTTGATCAGATGCAGAACTAGCTCTGATAAACTTAGATCTTAGGTCTGGTACTTGGAATTGTGTATCTCCTAAAGTTTGTCCCTCTTGTCTAAAAGCACATGCAGCACCTGTCCCAAGAATTTCTGCTAGTGCTGGATATACTGCTGAACTATAAATTCCACCATCACATCTTAAATAACCAGCAGGAAGTAATGATGCACTATTTCCTACATTAGGATCGTTTACTTCCAACTCTTGAGGAAAAGCAATCAGCGTTCCTGTTGTTGTCCCGATCTTGGTTCTCTCTTGGTTTAAAAATGTTGCCATTTTAATAAGCTCTGATGATCATTATTACCGTTTGTGACGGTGTTTGATTGTCCATAAGGATATTTAACGCATCAGGTATGTCAGAAACGTTAACAGTATAAGATTGTACGTTATTTACAGCGATATTTGGAGGAATTCTAAGACCACCAAGGTTCATAGAGACATCAAAACTGAAGTGGTTGTGTGATCCTAGTGTTTGATCTGTAAAGTCTTGTGCAATATGACTAAGGTTTGTTGGATATGTGCTACCAACGTCTCCATTATAATAGTTTGGTCTACCAAAAATTGTAGCGGGTGGTGGAAATACACCAGTAACTTGTCTTAGAGAGTGGTCATATGCACCAGATGCTGCTTGGTTGTATGTATCAGAAAATCCTTGTGTATATGCACCATGAGCAGGAATTGCTCTGTTTAAATTTGCTACTGGAATTCTATCCTGTGTAAAAGATTTTGCTGAGTCGGTCAATACTAGAGTATTTTCATCATAATATGTCATTTGACCGAATCCATTTGGCCACTGGTCTGCAGTATCAGTGTTTTGAATGCCATTTAAGTTTGCGGATTCATATTCTCCAGCAGCTGGTGAAATTGGTGCCTCAAATACCTGAACATATCTACCATCAGGGCGTGCTGTTGTATATTGTCCTTTGTGTTTGTGACCTGGCGTATGGTCAATACCAAGTTTTCTACCAATTGTATAGTATGTTTTAGACCATGTAGGATCATTCAATGTAATGTTTTGAATTTTACCTGCCATTGTGTCAATTGGATCTAATTGAAATTGTAGATCCGTATCAGCACTGTAGATAGTTGGAGGAGTAACACCTGTACCATCTTCAGAAATTAAATCACCAATTACTGCTTCAGCATCTGGTTGTCCAAACTGATATGCAGCGTCCTGCAAATATGATTTCTCAATGTCAACCATTGATCTACCATTTAGATTAGGAACTCTGAAAACATCTCCCTCATCATAGTCAGGAAAGTTTCCAACAATTGATGAGTCGGTAGGACCATATGTATTTCCAATCATAGATGCTAATAAAGGAAAATCATTAGCTGGAAATGTTCTACCATCACAAACAATCCACCCGTGCGGTATATTATTAGGAAGATTACCGCTACTAGACTGTCCACTCCAAGGCATGATAGTGCCTACAGGAGCGGACTTCATAGTTTTTAGTCTGTTATAGAAAGCCATTATAGTTCAGT